TTCGTCGCCTCATCGTTCGCCGCTGCCAGCAGCGCGCCCAGGTCGTCATAATCCTTCAGCGTCGCGTCGCTCTCGATGCCTGTCGTCTTGATCGCCACGATGATCAGCGCGCTGTTCGTCGGGTCGTTGCTCTTCACGCGGTTGTAATACTCCACCACGCGCCCCTTCGCAATGTTAAAAACAAAATCAGCCATAAGTTACTCCTTCACATTTATCCCTTCCCCCAAATATTCCCGTCAGGGATATTTGGGGGAAGCTGGATGGGGGCTGGAATTATCCAAACCGCTTCACCGTCCGGTGCAAACCAGCCGCGCCGAACAACAGCACCACCAGGTTGAAGATGGCCGCCACGATCGGCTCGTACTCGGCCGGGATCAACGCCAGCAGCGCATTCACAAATGCCATCACCGCCGCCACCAAGCCGGCCACGATGTAGCTCGCCGCTCCGCTGATATCCCTGCCGATCAGGTTCGACAACGCCTTCAGCCCTTCTGTCACCAAAAACGTGACCGGCACCAGGATCAACAAACTCACCAACTCACTCGGCAATTCCACCAACTTGTTCATGCTTTTCTCCTTTTTGTTTTTTCCCTCCCCAAAATGCGCTCTCTTGCCCCCGCTCTTTGGGGGTTGCCCCCGCTCTTTGGGGGTTGCCTTTTGGGGAGGGTTAGGGTGGGGCTTTTTCTCTCATCCCAAACTCGCCCTGAGCGTAGCGAAGGGTCTATTTGGGGGGATGTCTGCGCAGCAGACCGGGGGGTCAGACGAAGCGGCATCAAGCCGCTATCGTCTACTTCGCCGACATGAGTCGGCGAAGTCACTGACTCAAACTATTCTGCTTCGACTCCAGTTCTTCCACTCTCAACCGGTAGCGCACCACTTCCGCCGCCGTCTCGCTCATCTGGAATCGCATCCGCTCGTTGTCCGACTCCAGGATCGCCTTCTCGCTTTCCAACCGTCTGACCCGTTCTTCGAGTGCGTGCTTTTCCTGTTGCAGGTTCAACAGTTGCCCGCGCACCAGGTCGAGCTGCTGATCGTAGGCCGCGAAGCGCTTCTCGTGCTCCATGATCACCACATTGCGGTTGACCACATCCTTGTTCAGCGCGTCCACCTGATTCAGTGCCGATCGCAGCGCTTCCCGGATGTCCCGGTTGATGTTCTGCTCTTCCTTCAGTATCTCCGCCGACGCCCTGGCCGCGCTCATATAGGCCACGCTCGCGTCCGCATCGATCTTCACCGCTTCCTCGTCGGTCTTCCGCGCCTCCGCCTTCGTCTTGCTGCGGTTGAACAGATATCCGATCAGCGGCGCGCCCAGCGACGACAACAGCGCAATGATGGACAGGATGATCGGTACAGTGTTTTCATTCATGGTTCAGCATCCTTGCCTTGCGGATCAACCGGCGCACCCGCCAATCCTCGATGATATAGATCAACGATAAAAAGCCGATGTCCAGGAACAAGGCGATCAGCCCGCCGCGCACCAGGTCGATCTTAACGATGCCCGTCTCGCTCAACGCTGTCGTGCACCAGTAGATGATCGCAAAATACACGATCGGGATGATCAACCCGACCCGCACGTAGATCCACATCGGCCGCACGCCCAGCAGGCAGGCCGCCGCAAATAATGCGCTTGCCGAAACCAGCCAGGCCGGGATCACAAAGGCGCTCATTCCGCGTACGCCGTGAACTCGGCGAACACGCCGTTGTCCTCGACCGCCACCCAGATCGCGGGCTGCCGGCGATTTTGGCTCAGGTCTTGCGCCGCCGTCAGGCGGGCCCACGTGGCGCCCTCCACTTGCAGCACCGCATACACGTTGATCGCCGCGCCGTACACCAGCGGCTTCTCCGTCGAGGCTTGCACGCCCCGCGGCGCCGTGCGGCAGTTGAGCCCCTTCGGATCGATCACGGTGATGAAGCCCACCGGCTTCCCGTCCGAACGTTTCTGTGGCAACACCAGGTTGATGCTCATTGACTCTCCTTTTAGGTTCTGCGTCCGAGACCCAGCCCGGTCGCACCCACATCCGAAGCCGTATAACGAAAATGGTCATAGACCACTTTCTGCGTCGCGGTCGTGTTGTAGTTGTTGCTCAACACGCCCATGTGCAGCGGCGTGTACCCCAGCGTGAACGACAGCGAGGCATACTGGAACGGGTAGAAAATCTTTCCGAACGGATCGATTGACCATTCTGGGTAGAACGTGGTGCCGTTGCGGCGCAGGCGCACATACACACCCCGCCAATATTCCGAGACCGCCGTGCCCGCCACCGGCGTCGTGCTCAGCGTGGTGTAGTTCGTCCAGTCGTACACCACCACCGTGAACGCGTTCAACGCCGCGTTGATATAGGCCGACACCGAGCAGAACTTCTTGGTGCTGTTGCTCGCATCCTCGAACAGCCCGATCCCGCCATAGATGTATTTGCTCGCCCCGAGCGCGTCCGCCGTCAGGTTGAAGCGCACCTGGATCGTGAAATCGCCGGCGGGCAGGCTCTTGTACATGCCCGCCCATTTGTGCCCTGCATTGGTCGTGTGTGTCAGGATCAAACCCTGCTCGGCTTCACTCGGCGTCATCGTTGTGCCGTGATCCCATTCCGTCCATCCGGCGCCCACGCTCGCATCGTCGAACTCATCGTCGTTGGTATTGGGCGAGAGCGGCTTCGCCATCGCCGACCATCCGCCGCCCTGCACCTGCCCGCGCGGATCTGATCCGATCAAAGCCGTCACACTGCCCGCACCGCCGCCTGCATAGGCACTCACCGCCTGCGCAAACGCACCTGGTTTCCACACACTCGAAGCCGCGCCGCGTCCCGCCGTGCTGGAGGTCACCAACCAGTCGCCGATGCTGACGTTGCCCTGCACCAGCACGGTCGTCACCTCGCCGACTCTGGCCACCAGCCCCTTCGAGCCGACCGCCACATCCTCTGTGAACACTACCACCGACGCCGGATCGGCCGAGACGGTCGTCGTCTTCGCCGCCTGGCTGTTGGCCGAATCGATGATCGCCACACCGCCCGCCGATATGGTCGCGGCCGCCCGGTTGTACAACTCCGGCCAGACGCCGTAACGGCTCAGCGTGCGTTGATCGACGATCTTGTCTGACGCGATGGTCGAAACCGCCGCGCCCACCACCACGCGCGCCAGGGCGATCTCCCAGGTCGTCGTGTTCTGCGTCAGCGCCGGGTCGCTGGGGCTGGCCGAAGCCGTCCCCGTCAGCACCGCCAGGTCGATCGTGTTCGCCGTCCAGTCCAGCCGGATGATCACCGTATCCCAGCGCGTCAGCGTTGCGTGCGCCGTGCTGATCGAAAGCGTCTCCTGCGCCGTGGACTTGAAATAAAAGCCTTCCACCCACGCCTCGCCGCTCGGCACTTTAACTTGCATACCGCTCGAATCGGCGAACACGGCCATCTCGTTCAGGCTGGCGCCTGCCGCCTGTTTGATCACGCCGGTTGTGCGCCAAAAGCGCGCCATTTGCCCCCACTGGTTTTCCATCACATCTTTCCCGGCGCCTGCATCGAAGGGGAAATAAGTTTTTGCCATGCTCGCTCCTATACCAGTTCCAGCCGGTTCACCCGGTTGGACACGGTCTGATTGTCGCGCTTCAACTTGCTGAAGACGTTGCCCAATATCTGGCTGCCGATCGTCGGCTCGATCGTCTCCACGCCGGCCGCGATCGTGAACTTCACCTCGCGCACCACATCGATGATCGTCACGCCGTCGATGTCGGCCGCCACCTGGTCGCCCAGCCAGTAATCGTCAAAGACCCGCATGTTGGCCGCTTCGAGCGGCTTTAGCTTGTAGGCCGACTTTCCGGCCTTATCGTTGAGTTGATCCACGGCCTCTTGCAGCATCACCGCCGTGTCGATCGTGTCGCGCCGATCGATGAAGAACTCGCTCAGCCCGTCCGCCGCCACGCTCGTGCTGTCGGCCGTCTCGACGAATGATCGCAGCGTCCCCTCGCCGCCGCCGCCCACGATGGCATAGTTGCCGTCCGGGTCGTTTTCCTCGTACTCATAGCCGCTCAGCGTGCCCAGGTCGTCGCTGAACACGATCTCGCCGCTCTTGTCGCTCGGCACATACACCTGGAACTCGCCGCCCAATACCCTGAAGCCCAGGCCGTCCCGCCGCGCCAAAACTTGCAGCAGCGTCAACAGGTTGTCGAAGCGCGCCTTGCAGGTGGTGTCGGTGCCCCGGCCATAATCCAGTTCCACCGTCAACCGCCGCCGGTCGTCCGGGCTGGTGCGCGCGCTCGCCCCGATGTTGTAATCCACGTAATGCTTCATCACCGTTTCCGACTTCCCGGTTTGCGTATCGTGGCTGGCCGAGCTGTACGGCGGACCGCCTGGCACGGGCAGCGCCAGGCGTCTGCGCAGGAAAATATTGCTGTCCAGCCCGCTGTACGTCACGCTGTTCTCCGTCTCGTTCTTCACGCGCTTGCGTCCCGTCACCACGCCGCTGAAGATCGTCACGTTGTCCCGCAGCACATCGATCTGGTGGCCGCGCTCGATCAACGTCGCGCCCAGCGTGGCATAGTCCATCGTCAAATTGAAGATGCCCACATCGTTGAAACGCGGCGCAAAATCCAGGCTGATGAATTGATCGATCAACCCGGTCTGCGTGCCGCCTGCGTCTCTCGTGAGGATGGTGTAGGTGCTCATGCTTTTTCCAATTTAGGCGCCCATGTAGCGGGGCGTATAGGTCAGGTTGACGTTCGATGCCCCGGTCGCATCGCTCATCTGGATTTCGATCACGTTGTCACCCACGGCCAGCGCCCACAGCGCCCGCTCCGTCGCGCTCAACGTCGCGAACAAATTCGCGCCCGTGCCGCTCATGATCGTTTTGTAGCCCGGCCGCGTGTCGATGCTCAGTGCCTCACCCGCGCCCAGGCTCACCGTTAAGCTCATGCGCTCGCCGGTCGTATTGTTCAAGATGGACGGGTTCGTCCCCGGCCCGGTGATCGTCCAGATTGGCCAGGCCGTCTCGTCGCCCGGGTTCGTCACCGTTGAGATGTTGAACACCGCCGAGGCTTTGACCGTCAGCGGGAAGAACGGGAAGAAACTTGCCGCGCCCACCTGGACGGCATAATCCGTCGAAGTGGCGGCGCTCGCATACCACAGCGGATCCACCGCTTCGAAGCTCAGCACCGCCTCCAACGTGGTCGGGCTCCAATAGGTGGCCTGTTCCAGCCCGCCCTTGTACCGGCACGTCAGCTTGCGCGTCACACCGCTGCGCGTCACTTTGATGTATCCATCGCCGTTGCGGGCGTGCAGGCTCTTGGCCAGGGCGCGCACCGCTGTGCGCAGCGTGTCGAAGTTCGTCGCCACGATCTGCACCGGCAGGTCCAGCGCCCGCGGCTGCATACTGACCGCCGTCAACAGCGCGCCCGAACCGTCCGGCAGTTTCGAGATGGCCGCGTCGTAATTCGGCATGAACACACCCTTCTTCCCACTCAGCGTGGTCAGGGTCGTCTCACTGCCATTTGGGTCTCCCCAGATCCAGGTATCAGTCGCCATATCTCATCCGTTTATCCGTTCAGTCCGCTTTCATCCGTTTATCCGTTTCAAAGTCCGTTGATCATGCCGCCGCCTCCGCCCGTGCCATGTAGCGCTCGAGCGCGTACTCGTCCACCTTGGTCGCATTGATCGTCATGTTATAGGTGCGCCCCGTTGCCGTGGCAACGCCGTACCCGCCGAAACCGTTCATCCCACCCAACTCGCCCGGCAGGCTGGCAAAATCGTTCTTGAGTTGGCGCGTGCCCGCCTTCATGGCGTTGCCCATCCCTACAAAGATGCCTTCGCCGCTCGGCTCGCCGACTTCCTCCGCGAACACTTTTGACGGCGATTTGATGCCCAAGGCTGCCATCGCCGCGTCCACCATGCCCCCCACCAGCTCGGCGATCATGTCGTACAGCCAGTCGCCCGCCGCCTGGATTCCTTCCCAAATGCCCTGCACGATCGACTCGCCGATGCTGTTCAACGTACTGCCCACCGCGCCGACCGCCTTGCGGATGTTCCCGATCACCTGCCCGATGAACTCGCCCCACTCGTCGATTTTCTCGCGCAGGGGCGCCATCAGCTGGTTGAAGATATCCGACCCGATGGTATAGATCATCTCCCAGCCGGTCAGGAACGCCTGCTTCAACCCTTCCAAAATTTTCGGCACGTATTCATACAGCACCGGCAGCGCATTGTATAAACCCAGCGCCAGCCCGGTCAGTAGCAAAAATGCCGCATTGGTCAGCATCGGGATGTTTTGCACCAGCGTGTCCACGATGAACAATATCGCCTGGATCACCGCCGGGATTAAGGTCGGTAACGAAGTGCTGATGCCTTGCACCAGGCCCAGCAGGATCGTGATTCCGGCCTGCAATAAGGTCGGGATGTTGTCTAAGAGAAAAGTCGCCAATGAGTTCAGGATCGAGATCACTGCGGGCATCAACACCGGCAGTTGCGTAATGATCGCATCCATCAAGCCCTGGATGACCGCAAACCCCGCGCTAAGCATCTGCGGCGCCTGGCTGGCCACGTCGCCGATCAATTTACCCAGCAGCCCGCCGATCCCCTGGCTCATTGCGCCCAGGTCGCCGCCGCTGCCGGCAATGACACCTAACAATTGACCCAAATAATCTTGCGCCTGATCTATTAATGGACCGAACATCGGGGCGAAGGCCGCGCTCATCTTTTTGAAAACTCCATCCAGACTAAACTTAAGCGTTTTAAGTTTGGCGTCGAACTCTTCCAATATGCTCAGCTCTTTTTCCGTGACAATAAAACCACTATCCAGTGCCTCTTGTTTATTTTGGTTAAAGTCGTCAAAATTATTAATTAAGGCATTTAGATCCTGCCCGCTCTTGCCGAAGATCTCCATCGTCAGCGCGTCGCGCTCGGCCTGATTCTGTATGCCTTTCAAGGCGATGATCGTATCTGCGAATACTGCTTGTGAATCGCGCAGTTGTCCGTTGGCGTCCGTGACTTTTACTCCAAGTTTTTCGTAGGCCTGCGCCGCCGGTCCCGCTTGCAGTTCCGCCACTTTGGCCGCTTCATTGTTCAGCGCTTCGAGCGCCTTCTTGGCCTGGTTGGAGTTCTTGCCGTATTTTTGCGCAGCCACATCATACGCATCGGAGGCCGCCTCAGTTTTATTAACCTGCTCCTGCACCTTCTTGTTGTAATCCGCGGTCTGCTCGCCCGCGCTGGCCATCGTCTTTTCCATCTTCTCTTGCGCACTGATAACCGTGTCTAAATCGACACCTACCTGTTCAGCCGCATAACCCATTTGTTGTAACTCGGTAGTTGTTAGATTTGTGCGGTCTCTAAGGTCTCCTAATTCGTCTGCTTCTTTCGCACTATTAACAACCATGCCCGCCAAAGCAGTGACAACTCCGATTGCCGCTGTCGCCAGGCCGAGCAGAATATCGGTCGCGCCCTTGGCAACGCTCTTTAGCCCGCCCAGCGCATCCCGTAAGAAATAGGATTTGCGCTCGGTCTCCTCTTCCTTGTTGCCCAGGTCATCCACCGCGCCCGCGGCCTGTTGACTCTCCTGCGCCATGCCATTCAGCGCGTCCTGCGTGCGGTTCAACTCGGCCTGCATCTTGCCGAGCGCTTCCACGCCCTTGAGATACGCCTCCTGCGCCTTGACCGCCGCCGCGCTGTTCTCACCCTGCGCTTGCCTGGCTTCATCGAGCGCCCCTTTGAGCGCCCGCACTTTTTCTTTTTGAAATTCGATCTGGTTGCTCAGCGTCGCCAGGCGTTGTTCCAGTCCCGCCGACTCATTCGACCAGTCGCCCATCGCCGCCGTGTTGGCGCGGAACTGCGCCTCCATCAGGCGGATCTGCTGGTTGATCACCGCGATCCCGTTCTTGAAATCGCCCGAGTCGATCTTCGCCTTGGCGGAAAGGAATTGTCCGTTATCGCCCATAACGCGCCTCGTACATGGCTTTCCACCGGGCGGCAATCTTGCGCTTGGCGGCGTTCATGCCCGGCCGGAACCATGGCCGCGCCGCCACATGCTTCGATCCGAATTCCAGCACCAGCCCGTAGATATATTCTTTGTAGTTTTCTTTTTTCTCGCCGAGATCGAGCCCCGCGTAAGCGTACACCTTATTGCCATCGCGGAATAAGCGCGTGCGGTAGATCTGTTGCTTCAACTTGCCCGTTTCACCGACCGGCACGCGCGCCAGCAGTTCCTGCTCCACGATCGTCGCCGCTTCATCCACGGCCTCGGTTGCGAACGCGTCAATATCTTTCTCTGCCCTGGCCAGGCTGAGCAGGTATTGATTCAAACCGGTGATTTCGATGGAAGCTCTCATCGCGTCTTTATCCGTTACAGCCAGTCCACTTGATCCGCATAGACTCTTTGACCGTTCTGCGTCTTGCTCTGCCCGCCGCGCCCCAGGTGGAACACGAACGCCAGAAGGCTCTCGATATCCGTGTTGTCGATCTCGTACAGCGACCAGTGGAACGCCTCCACCAGTTGCCGCTCGAAGTCCAGCATCCAGTCGCTGGTGTTGCGGTCGTCGCCGCCGTTGCCGGTTACTTCTTCTGGTACGTCGGGGGCGGCACGCGCGGCGCGGTAGGGTTTATCGTGGCCGTCGCCCTGGCCACCACCGTGCGCATCACCGTCAGCATCTCGCCGATGTCGGCGCCCTCATTCAGGTCGTCCACGCTGAACTTGTCGCCGAATACGGCCACCACGAACTCAGCGATCTTATCCAGGTCATCTTCGCTCACGTTCGCCTGGTCGATATCCTCGTT